TGTGTCTACATATGCTACTACTTGTTCTTGTAGGAATATTTTATTAGCCAACATCAATGTTCGGGCATTAAAAAACCCTGGATTTTGCTGTCCAGCATTAATACTCATTCCTAGTTCAACTGTACCTGTAGTAACATTTACAACAATGGCTGTTGCATTTGCAGGCCATGACCCAGTACCAACTGCTGACGGAATTTGCACTGTTTGATTAGGAATAAACATAGTACCATCTTTTAACCACGGGCCGCTTTGATTAGTACAGTTTTGAATGTATGGTGAATGAAATAAATCAATACGTTCATCACCGTCTAATGGGGGGAATGATGTAGCAAATGCTCCTCGATTAAATTCTGTAGCGTAAGGACCTTCTAATAATCCACTACGGCCATTTAAGAAAGACATGTAATTTAAATAGCATCCGCTTTCTACATGGAACAAGTCTTGCGTTTTATTGATAGGTTCAATAAATGTTGTACGAATGTCACTGCCTCTGATAGAGGTATATGGTTTCATTCTTAACGGATTGTCTTCTAGGTAGAATCCAGCGCTGACTAAAATTTGTGTACCAGATTCATAGTATGGGCTATTGATTGCTCCACCTATAGTACGACATGCACGACTTGCATCCATTGCTCGACCGTCATTAGAGTCGTTACCATCTACTGTAACATACAGTGTATTTGACACAACCGGAGCAGTACCAATTGGAGTAGTACCTCTAACTCTAATCTCTCCGAATATATCTGTTGTATCTGCATAAACTTCTACATTGTTACCTGCCTCAATAACAGCGTTTAACTTGGCCATTATGTTTATTGTTCCACCACCAACATTTAAAAGATAGTCGTTAGGAATGTTTAAAACATTAGTTTGATTAGTTCCGGTTAAGTTACTACTGTCCGGGATGATAGAATAATAAGTTGCCATGGTTGATCCTCAAATGTATTTATTTGTTTAATGAATCCTTAGTTGGACTGCTTCTATTAAAGGACTACTTTTATGAGGCCAATCTGGGTGACTTTGGAATCTTAATATGACTCCGAATGAAGAATTTTGTATGTCTGTCATAGTTAAATTAGTGTTCCATTTATTTGTTTCGCCACCATAATATTTTGTAAGATCTAACACTAAAGATGCATGATTGTCACCTATGGGTTCGTTGTTATAGCATAGTTGGACGGTATCGTCTGTAATTCTTCCAAGTCTATTCATTGAAAGTTTTAATTCAACTCCAGATAGTGTTGGTGGTAAATTTACAAAATTAAAATTTGTAATTTTTAAATAATAAGTTTTTTCTTTTATATCGTGTCTAGGGTCTCTAGCAATATGAACTAGATCTCGTGTGGTACGTACAGAGTTTCCGTCTAATTCTTTTAGGCCGCAAAACCCATCAGTATCTAACCAATCAATATGTGCAGTTTCTCCGCCAGTTTCTGCATATTGAGTTATTGTGTTAGGTGAGGTCCAATTAGTGGTCATACCTGTATTTACCTAAATAGATTTTATACATACAAAACAAAAAAAGAACTTTAAAGAGTTCTTTTTTTGTTTTTCCTTTAGGAACCTAAGTCCCTGTTCCTAATTATTGATTCTCAATAGTTACTGTAGTATTAGCTACTGCACTACCAAAAGTCCATTTAGCAATAGTAGTAGTGGTACTGACAAATTGTGCACCGGCAGTTGATGTAGTGAGATGCACATTGGCCGCCGAAACTAACACAACTTTACGGGCTGTTAGTTTAGCAACAAAATATGTACCACCATCACTATCAGTGGCTTTGATTGACATTTGGTTAGCATCTTTAGCTTCTGTTGTGACTAATTTGCAAACTGTTGCAGTGCTACTGTCAGTAGTTTGAACTTTATAGCTACGACCGTTAACTTGTTTAAGAATGTCGCCAGTAGTAAGTTCAGAACCTGCACCAACCTGTACTTCGCATTTAATACCGTTTTGACGAAGGGCGTTGCCGCTAGTCAATGTTGCTGCCGGTGTTGCTGTACCTGTACCTGCGGCAAGTGAGCCACGAACCGTAACAGTTGGAGTACTTGTGTAACCTGAACCGGCTGATACCACTGCAACAGTACCTGCAGTTGCACTTGTTGGTTGGAATGTTAACACAGGTTTTGCACCGCCAGCAATTTGCGGTGCAGTAATATCTGCAGCTAAAATTGTGTATGGACCACCGGTAAGGTAAGTCATACCAGACACGCCTGTTGTTACTGCGGCAACTGATGCTACACTCTCACCACCTACGTTTGCTGTACCAAACAATCTTAAGTTAGTATTAGCAAAAAATTTCTTATTTAAAGGACGTCCCATTTTATTTTCTCCTTGATGAAAAACAGCGTTCTAGGCTGTACGCGGTTAGATTTCCGCATAAAATTCACACCACGTGAATTATTACTTTGTATTTATATATTTTGATCATTAAAAAACGCCCCGAAGGGCGTTTTTATTTTTACCAATAAAGGTATACTGATTACTTGAAACTCACGGTTAAGTTATTGATAGCAACTTTACCTAGGTAGTCAGCAGCGTTACCTAATGAAGACGCAGTGTTGTTTAGCTCAACATAGCCGTAGCGTGTTAAGAAACCAACGACTGGTTCAAAGGTTGCTGGGTCAAGAACAACACCAGAGCTCATTAGAGGAATGTATGGGCAATAGAACGCAGCAGCATCTGCTTCGCTAGTACCTTTATAACCAATTAGAACTTGATTAGTGTCGGATGTGTCAGACAAGTATGCGTCAACATAAATTCTCATTGCGCCATTCAATGTACCAACAAACTTAGTGTTTGTAGGTGCTTCGAATGTACCCTCTGTTGTACGAGCAAAAGCTGAAGTAGTAGCAGATTGTAGAATTGTCAATGCTTGATTAGAAATAACAGCCCAGTTACCAGAACCACGACGTGTACGTTGAGCAATTAAATTGCTAACACGGTTGATTTGGATGGCTAGAGCAGCGTGTTCGTCACCTACAAATGTTGCAGTACCGCTGACCATAGATTGGTCAAAAGTTTCTTCAACAGATGCTAACAAACGTAGACTTCCTAGAATTTCTTGGTCAATTTCAGCTGTGATTTCTTGTGCTAGAGCAGCCATGATTTCTGCTTCGATGTCAATGCCTTGTTGGGCTTGTGCATCTTGAGCAGCCTCGAATGTCCAACGAGCGCTTAGTTTACGAGACTTAGCTTCAACTGGAGTCTTCAAGATTTGAATAGTCATACGCTTACCAGGTGTACCTTCCATAGCGGCTGTTGTAGCAGCCCCACCGTTGACGGTGCTGCTGTTAGCAAGATTGTTACCAGAATACGCTTGAGCAATCTTGAATGGGCTTAGTGCCTCTTCACCTGCTGTTACTAAATCATTACCACCACCTGAAACACCATCAGCATAACGAACACGTAGAGTGTGGATCTGTGCAACAGGTCCAGTCATTGGCTGAACGCCGATGATTTCGTTGGCAATAACTGTCGGCATAACACGACGAATTACTGGAAGGATAACACGGTTAAGTGTTGCGATATTGCCGGCGCTTGTGGAACCAGCGGTTGCGCTCTCAGCCAAGTGACGGCGTGTGTTTTCTAGGCAAACTGCCATAGATGACTTACGTGTACCGGATAGGCCTTCAAGCAGAGCTTCTTTGGTCTCTGACCATCTTTCATTTAATAATTGTGACATTTTATGTCTTCTCCTTGAATTAAATTATTTTAGACCCGCTAATTTGCGGATATCTAATATGTTATCTAAGCCTACCTCGGGCTTGCTTTCACGATTTCCAGTTACTTCTTTGCTTTCAACCAACATTGCTTGTTTAGCTATTGGTTTACGAGCATTTTCCATTACTGCGGGTAGGTATTTGTCAAATGCGGAATGTAGTTTTGCTGTTTGCACAGATTCTAACAATTCTTGCATTATAACCCTCTTTTCACCATTCAATGGTGATACTAACTCAGCCATTACATTCTTGCGCTCCATCAAATCTTTAGTAACACGAATTTCGCGTTGTGTAGATTCGACTAAGTTTGCTTTTTCTGCAATAACTTGTTTAGACTCTGCAAGTTCATTATCTTTCTTAGCGATGATCTTTAACAATTTACTTGTTTCAGACTTTTCATTTAGGAAGGAACCTGCATATTCTTGTGCAAAAGCTTCATACAATCTACGACCAAAGTCGTTGTTACGAGCACTATTGATATCTTCTTTCAACTGGTGAATTTCAGATGTCAATTTATTAGTGACTGCATTTTCAACTACTCTTGCGCTTTGTGTAATGAATGCTTTACGTATCTCATCAAATTTGCTCTTGGCTTCACGAACTAACTTAACTTTAGTTTCAGCTAGATCCTTCTTATCAGTTGCAAATTCGCTGATTTCTTTTGCTAAAGCATGTACTACAAATTGCTCTAGCTTACCGAAATTCGAAGTAACTTTTTTACGGTCACTTTGAAATTCTACTAACTCTCTGCCTAGTTGTCCAATAACAAAACTTTCTAACTTTTTAGCATCTTCACTAATACGTGTTTGGTATTGTGCTTTTGCTTCAGCTAGAGAATTTTTATCATTATACAATTCGGCCATTTCTACGGCCAATCTATCGCTTAACATCTTATCGATTGCTTCAACCATAACAGACTTGTCATGACTGTATTTTTGTGCAAACTCTTCACGAAGTTCAGCGGTTACTTGGTCGCGATTTTCTTGAATTTTTTGAGAAAAGGCGGTTTCGACAGCAGTTTTTACTTCTTCTGACATTACCCCTGACTCTACTAATTGTTTGAATGCGTCCAACATTAATTTCTCCTCGGGCTTATTTTAGACCTTTAATAATTTGCAAAAGACTTTCTTGCAAATATTTCTGGGCCTTTGGATCTTCTTTTACTTCTTTTGCAACCTGTAGTGATCTATATCCACCACGTGTGTTCATCAAATGCTCATAAACAGGTGTAGGATACGCACCAGGTGCGCTTGGTTGTGCAACTATATCAACTGTAATAATTTCAAATTCTGATACTTTCCCGCTTCCGTCGTCAACGTTACCGCTGCCACGTGAGCTAACACCAAGTTTTACCCCGGCTTCGAGCATAGTACGAATTAAGTTGCCCATTGGTGTAGGCAAGATTTTAAACTTGCCGTAACCATTAGGACCTTCCATCCACATATTTGTTATCATGTGGCTTACTCGGTCCAAATTTACTTTTAAATCATCTGGATGATCAACTTCACCTAACACAGAGTAACCATTCTGAATTTGATCATTAAGCGTTTTTACAGCACGTTCAATTTCATCTACAGGGTAGATACGTTGATTAGCATTGCGAATGCCGCCTTGAATAGCAATTCCCTTCAAGTGAAGATTCTTGCCATCCTTGTCGTCTGACTCCATTACGATGCCAGACTGATCAAAACTTAGATGTTCTCTTAGATATGTAGGTTTCATCCAAATGCTCTAATTATAGTTTCTTAAGAAACGTAGGTGTTTTAGACATGCTAGTTTGACCAGCCTTGTCACCTGATCCTGAACCTACTGGTCCTGGAGCAGCACCTTTCTTTTCAGCGCCGTGTCCACCTGCAACTTTGGCTAGATTTTTAACACCCATCTTGCCACCAGGTACATTACCGTTTCCTGTATTCATATCTTTAGCTGCACTTAGAAATCCACCTGCTTTACCAGCTGGGCTTGTTCCTGTTGGAGAACCGCCTTCGGTATGTCCTTGAGCTAAATTTTTAGCATTTGCACCGCTAGTTGGTTTTCCAGAACCACTACTTACTGGACTTCTACCTTCTACTGGCGCACTTTCTTTATCACCGGAACCAGACCCTACACTAGCACCTTGTGCTTTTTGACTGTTCTTATCCCAATCGTTTCCAACTTTTTCAACATATTCACGGGTTACTCGACGACTTTCAAATGCTGGTTTACCCATCATGTCATCTCCGCCCATGTCATCTCCACCCATGTCATCTTCGTCATCGGCATCGAATTCGTCTCCACCCATTTCGCCACCTTGTGCTGATTCTAGATCTGCAAATGCAGCTTCTAATTCAGCAATGGCATTTTTAATATCAAACATAGCAGAGTCTTCTTGACTTTCTGGACCTTCTTCTCCGTCCATGTCCATACTGTCATCACCGACATCGGAGCCAAATTTATCTGCTGCATCTCCGCCCATAGGGCCGGCATCTGCTTCATCATCTGTTTCCATGCTGTAAGAATCTTCTAGATCAACAGATTCGTCTGCTTCTTCGTCGGCGGACTCTTCCACGTCATCTTCTGGAGGCATTTCTTCCTCTTCTTCAGCAATTAAATTCTCATATATATCTCTTGACTTTTCGACAACAATTTCATGAAAAAGCTCGTTAGCTTTATCCATTTCTTCATTTACGATTAAGTCTAATAGTTGTTCAAACTTTGTAGACATTGCGGGTTTTCTCCTTAATAGTTTCGCGGCAAGGCTGTGTTGTTATTTAAACACTATTATATAAACCTGTTGGAAACAGGCCAAAAACCGTCTGGTTTTGACCAAAGGAGACTAAATTTAATAAATTTTTATCTAAATATTTAAAATTTTGATAAAACTATTATAATATAGTATTATACTGGTGCTGCATCCGGTGGAGGTGCAGCATACATTTTTCTAATTAAAGCTAGGTCTGTTTTTTTCTCAGTTTCTCTAGCATCTCCTGCTTTACGTAAATCATTTAACATTCGAAGTGTTAATCGTGTTTTTCTAAGATCATTAGATTTTAAAACGCTAGTATCTTTTTCTGAATTATAACGATTGTCATCAGGCATCTCTGACTGATCTTTATCAAAATAAATGAATTCTTTTAAAAACATAATAATATTTATGCTGGAGGAGCAGTTCCTGGTGCTGGCGCAGCTTCAGTACCTGGCTCACCTTCTGGAGGAGGTGCAGATGTTGCATCAGCTAACGAACTCATATCTGCTCCCATACCATTTGCAGTAATTCCTACCGAACGGAGTTCAGCGTTTGCTGGCAACTCAGTATCATCGTCGACATTTTCTTCTTTCCACATTGTTTCGTTTTCTACAATTTCTTCTTGTGTTAGACCTAAGAATCTCTTTAATGCAAAACGTTTACTAATATAAGGAACTTCTGCAACAGATGTGTATGTAGTTACACGAGCAGTGTCCATTTCTGTTTGTCTAAATGCTGCAAAGTTTTGAGGTGGATTGAATTTAATATCAAAAATATTGCTGTCAATGTTAATACCTTTGTTACTTAAATATAGTTTAAATTCTGTATCAAATATGTCATTCATTAAACTTTGTAGTCGTTCGCAGTACTTGTTAAATCTAAGTTCTTGGATGTAGGCTGTTCCAACTCTACCATCATTAAAGTTGCTTCCTCCGTCATCGGAACCAGTAGGTAGATAACTGCTAGGAATGCGTAAAGCCCTAAACAACTTATTAGTAAAATATTTAAGATCATCAATTTCTCCTAAGTTTGTGCCACCTGGCAATGTTTCAACTTTACTTCCTCTACCTTCTGCAGTTTGTGGAAAAAAGTAATCCTCATTAATTGATAACGGATTATATCCAGAATCTACTACACTTTGACCGCCACCAGTAGCACTAGGAATTCTACGTTGATTAACTTCATTTTTAACACGCTCTACAAAACTCATTGCTAAATGACTTGGCATATTACCCACATCGATATAGAATATTCTACGTTCAGGAGCCCGTTGTATACGATAAATGATAATTGCATCTTCTAACAATTCTTTCTGTTTATAAACTTTAAAAATGCTTTCTAACAAACTTGTTCCAAAAGGAAAGTTGTTATCTAACCCCTCACTTAAACTTATATGAATAACATGTTTTGCATCAATATTGTATTGATTTTCTTGACGACTAAATCTATTACCAGTTATATTTGTAGGGAAAGCCCCAGTCATGCCGCGTGAACCACCGGCACTACCTTGTCCGCTTGAGTAGGCTCCACCGCCACCTGTTATATTACTAGGACTAATTGCAGTTGTGGCTAAAGTTTCTAAATTTGGGTTAAAATCACGAATAACATATTGTTCAGGTTGTTTCCCTTCGCTTTCGTTGACAATGATTCGATCTACTTTTTGTGAATCTACAAACATCCATGCTTGTGTTTCTGGATCTCGAATAAAAAAAGCATCGCCATATTTAAATACATTGCGTACTACTTTAAAGATTCGTTTATCAAACTTGTTAAGTTTAGTCCATTGTTGCATGAACTTTTTAATAATTTTAACTTCTGTAGCAGTAGCTGCTTCTTTAAAAAACACTCTAAAAGGAGTACCATTGTCTGCATTAACCTGACTGCAGAATTCTGCAAGAATATCCAGTGCAGCATTCACTTCGCTATCGCTATCCATAGTATCGTATTGACCATATCGTTCTAAACGATTAGGATGACCAGAATATACATCAGGTAGGTAACTTGAATAATTTCGATGTGTAGGGTTAGCTCGACTATCTGCATTAACAGCCCCATTAACGGGACTCATAGTACCTGATGTATCGACTAGTGTAAAGTATTTTTTCCATCCAGCCATATTATTTTACCTGGGTTAACATAGTATTTTGCATAATTTAAAATTTAAAAAGATTACCATTTAATCCTTTTGTAGCACTAACTCCTAACTTGGTTTGATTTACAATTTCTTTTAATTGAGTAATCATTTCTTTTGTACCGTTATTTAATGATCTTATCTCAGTTACTAAATTATTTAAATCAGCAGTTCCTGTACCACCACTAATAGGTGTAGGCGTTGATGTAGCAGCAGTACTTGCACTAGGACCGGTTACTTTCCCAATCAATGCCATTGCTCCTGCACTAATAGCTGAGCCAATTCCTGGTGAAGCATCTTTAACTTTCTCCATTGCTGCTGCAACTTTTAATAATTTCTCAGCATCAACATTGCTTAACTTAGTAAAACTGTCAGCCATTTGACTTAATGCAAATGCAGCCGGTATTCCAAATACTGCAAAAGGAGCCCATAATGCTAGTCCTACTCCCATCTTACCCACTCCAATTCCTAAACTACCTAATGCATTACCGTCAATTTTTTTTGTTATTGTAGAAAGTCCCTCAGTAAATATTGGTAATGCTAACGATATTGCTCCTATACCAAGTGCAAAAGGTACTAATGAAAGTCCTAAAGCACCAATAGCTACAGAACCGGCGAGTATTAATGGTGTAGCAATGCCCAATACTGCTGCTAACGCACCTAATCCTAATAGTGTAACAAACCCCTTACCCATATCTTCCCATGAGATTTTGGCAAAATTTTGAAGTCCTACTGATGCTATAAGGAGGGTTCCGGCTAACAATCCTAATGTTACTGCACCTAACATTACTTGTGGCTTACCTAAAGATGATAAGCCGCCTGCTAATCCGGATAATATACCTTTTATCAATTGCCCGGCACCTTTACCGAGGCCAGATAACAATCCTTGTAAACCTTTACCTAATCCAC